GCAAGACGCACTATCCACAACTGCGATGGACAATGCTTACGAATGGTATACCTCGGGCCCTCGTCAACGTTTACAACCTGGTGGAGCAATAGTCGTGGTCATGACACGGTGGTCCACGAAAGACCTAACAGGTAAGTTGATGAACGCACAATCGGATTCTAAAGCTGATCAGTGGGAGGTGATTGAGTTTCCTGCAGTCTTGAATGACAAACCTATGTGGCCTCAGTTTTGGAACTTAGACGAATTAGAAGGAGTCAAGGCTTCTTTGTCAGAACAAAAGTGGCAAGCACAGTGGCAACAGAAACCTGTGTCAGAAGAAGGATCAATCATCAAACGTGATTGGTGGAAAATGTGGCCAAGAGATGACATACCACCTCTCATGCATATCATACAAAGTTACGATACAGCGTTCAGTAAAAAAGAGACAGCAGACTTTTCAGCAATTACAACGTGGGGTGTCTTTAAACCCGTGGAACACGGCCCACCGCACATCATCCTTCTCAAAGCAAGAAAGGGTCGTTGGGACTTTCCTGAGTTAAAAGAGATAGCGCTAGAGGAATATAAATACTGGGAACCCGAAACAATCTTGATTGAAGCCAAAGCTTCTGGTATGCCTCTTACACAAGAGCTACGGCAAGTTGGGATTCCAGTAGTTACTTATACGCCTAGTAAGGGCAATGATAAGCACGTTCGTGTAAACTCCGTAGCTCCCCTCTTTGAAGCGGGACAAGTATGGGCGCCCGATGAACGTTGGGCAGAAGAAGTGATTGAAGAATGCGCTGCTTTCCCTTATGGTGATCATGACGATTTAGTTGATTCAACGACACAAGCGTTGTTGCGATTCAGACAGGGTAACTTTATCCAGCTGGAGTCTGATTTTATTGACGAACCTACATACATTGAGGAGAGGAGTTACTACTAGTGGCTGAAAATAATAGACCGTTTGGACAAGGATTTGAGGATTTTTTAAAAGAAAAAGGCAAAGCTGTTATAGAAAATCCAACCGTTCGCTCCGTTGCTGGCGGTGCTAAAAATTTACTTTTCGATTATGTCATTGATCCATCTGCAGAGCAACTAACAAGGGTTTCTTCTTACAGACCAGCTGGTTTGCCAAGTATTTTAGATATTGTGACACCAAAAACTCCGCCTGGAAGTTATGAAGACGTAAAATCAATTACAGAAAATCCTACCGATAAACGTAAAAAATTAGAACCATATGTGTATAATCCTAATGTAAAACCTCTTGAAAGACTTGGTATGCAAGGAGAGCAAGCTCTTGCAGAACTTAAATATTATTTTGATAAACAATTTGGAGGAGCGCATAGAGCAGGCATAAAAATGTTACAAGATGGTGTAGCCTTTGATGATTTACCACCAGAATTAAAAGATGGAACTTATAGATATTTATCGGGGGTAGCAGCTTTAGTGCCTTTAACTAAACCAGTAAAAGCAGCGCAAGCAGTAGGGCAAACTAGTAAACAAATAGCAAAAGATATTGGCAATGTTGTTACAAAAAAAGATTCAGGATTTAGACTTAGTGCAGGAGGCGAAGGGTTAGATACAGCTACTGACTTAACAAGTGCATCTATTCTTGCAAACCGAACAAAAAGTTTAGAAACAAAAAATCCTATCTATGCACCGATCATGCAAGTATCAAAACAACAGGGTAAGGGTAAAGGATTAGGAACACTCGAAGGAGAAAAATACGGAAACAAAGAATTTATTAAATACCAAGTGGGTGATTATGATGAAGCATTTAATATTGTTCAATCATTACCCGAGTTTCAAATAGGGGCTAATGCAACAACAAAACAATTGAAGGATGCAGGTAAAATATACGCACAGATAGTTAATGGTAATGATGATGTTCTTAAAGTAGCTTTAAATAATTTTTATGATACGGGAACATACGGAACAATAGGATATAAAATTAGAAAAGCAGCTCTTTCAGATATTAATGATTCAAAGGCTTGGACTCAATTTGGACAACAACATCCTTTAAGAAAAGGAAATTCTCTTAACAAAGCTAGAAGATTAAACAAAGCGATAGCTTTAATAGAAGATTACAAAAAAAATAATCCTAACTCCTCGGGTATAGAAATAAATTTTAATAAATTGGAAGAAATACTAGGAGACCATGAAGAATACTCAGCTGTATTTAGAGAGGCAACTCCTGAGTCTTTAGAAAAATTAAGAAAGTCAAAGGGAGCTACTTTTAAAAATGCAACAGACGCTGAACTTAAAAGTTTGTTTGTTCAACAGAAATATCAAGGAGAGTTTCAGGCTATACAACAATACTTAAATGATACTGACATGCCTTTAGCAAGATCTTTTTCATTAAGAAAAGGTGCAAAAGGAACGGATAAAAGAATGAAACTTAATTTAAATCCAACTCAACAAGCAAACTTTGTAGCAAAAAGAAATGAAATTAACAAAGCTATAGACAATTTACAAGATGTTCCAATTAGAGGTGAGGTAGCAAAAGATTGGCTTCGAATGACGACAGAAAGGATGCGAGCTAATTATATGAATGAAGCTCAAATTATGGAGCAAGTAAATAATATAAATGCAAATAAACTAGCGCAGCTTTTATTAAAAAGAGAAAAAGCTAATATGATAGCGAAAAATTTTGAAGATGAATACAAAGATATAGCAAAAGTTTTTGGTGGCGATTTTGATCCTCAAATGGTTGAGTTTCAAATAGGGCATATAAAGGCATTGGAAGATAGTATTAATACATCTTTAGATATGGAAAACTTAATGATCCAAACTGCGAGATCTAACCAATTAGATAACGATGTAAGAAATTATGTAAAAGGCAAAATTAATCAAATAAATGAAAAAATGCAAGCAGGGGTAACACAAGAGAATGTAAAAGGACTTACAGATTTAATTGATGATTTAAAACAAATAGACGAGATTGCAGCTAATGAAGGTGTGCTAACAAATATTAAAGGGATGACTTTTGGAGATAAAAGTTTACAAAAGTCAAAATCTGTTTTTTCAGGAGATGAAGAGTTATTTATGGCAGATGGAGGGTTTGTAGGAGACATGATACCAGTAAAAGCAGCAACTGGATTTTTTGCAAGAATGTTTGGTAAGCCGCCAGCTTTCAGAAAAGAAGGCATGGACGTTCAAGACATCACAACACCGACAAAGAAACAACAAGCTACACTTGAGTCTTTGTATCCTGGGGTAGCGTTTCCTGAAACATATCCTGGTGAAGTATTTTTCTCGAACCTAGAATTATCTTTAGCAAAAAGAGATGCACCAAAATTATTTGCAACTGACAAAGAATTTTACGACTACATAAATAGACAAGGAGTTGGTGTCGATGAGTTAGACGATGCGAAAGTTTCAAATTACGTAATTCAACGAGCAAAAGAAGGACAACCAATATTATCGGATGATGTAATTTCTATCGCACAACAATCACCTCTTAGAAATATTTATATAGATGCTTATGGTTTTAGATCTGACAAAATCAATATAGCACCAAAAAATAAGTTTGATAGAACTGGAGCATTAGTACAAACAGCTGGACAAGGAGTAAGTAAAAGCCCTTCTTATAGCAATACAGGCTTGAAAGACGGATACATTGACGGTTCATATAGAGAAAGAGTTTTAAGATTACCAAAAGATTCTCTTCGAGGTGATCCAGGTACCATACCTGGTGGTAGGTCTCCTCACACTTTTGGTAGAGATGTAGGTGATGAAAATGGTATTTATACAATTGGTTGGACAAGACAAACAGACAGACCAGCATTTATTTTACCAGGACAGACAGTAAACAAGGAAACTGGAGAAATAATTATACCACCGCAAGTAGCTGATAGGACACAACTTACAAACATCGAAGATAAGATTACAAAACTATTTGAAGACCCTATTACTAATTTAAGATTAGTAGATGGTCAGTTTGATCCTGACCAAGCAGCACTCGTAACACAACAAGTAAATAATTTAGTTCGAAAGACAGATGGCAAGATAGATGCCGACAAAGCGTATACAATTTTATTAACGCAGGCTAAACAAAAACAAAATCAAATAAAAAAACTACAAAACGACTACAATACCGAAAAAGACCGACTCGACAATTTTGTACCTGCACAGAGACAAGATGTTGTAGCAACAGTAATTGATGAGGCGCAATCTGATATCATGCAGAACGCTAATAGAAAAGCAAGAGAGCTGGCACTGCGATTAGATGTTATGGCTGAAAACAACATTCCTTTAGATCAAGTAAGAGATAAAGAACTATTAGAATATTTTAAACAAACAGGTGGAATAGCAAGACCAGTTGGTAAAACTAAAGAAGAACTTAAAAGTCAATTTGAAGAATTAAAAAGATTTAACGAAATATTAAAAAATTTATCTGAAACACCACCTTATGCTATTACACCAACAGCGATAAACGCATATAGAGATCAAGTAAAAAATAGACAGACGGCCATTATAGACGAGATGGCTGAAAACATTTCTAAGGATTTAATGGAACAATTGTATCCAGATGTGCCATTAAAAGACAGAGTTCAATATTTAGATGCACTATTTAAACAATCTGTAGCTGAAGCGGCTTATAGAAAGTTTATAGAAAAAGATCCAAATGCACCAAACTTTATTGGTGTTATGGGAGGTAAGCAAGTTACGAGTTCCTATAGTCAGGAAGGATCAACATCAACTGCACCAGAGATAATAGCTGACGATAAAAAATTAAGAATTAAAAATTTTAAAAGAAGAATAGAGCAGGGTGAAGAAACAGCTACAATTGAACCATCAAGGTTTCCAGGTGTGGGCACTTATGAATTTTACGGAGGCCCAGAAGCTACAGATGCAGCAGGTAAACATTACACGGGCGCTGCAGAATCGATTATGAATAAAATAGCACAAGAATACGGTTCTAAATTACAGATTTTAAATGTATCCACAGGGCAAATGAGAAGAAGTGAGGTGTATAATATTGTTGATCAAGATACTGGTGGTGTGGTAGGAACTGGAGAAACATATAGACAGGCTGAGTCAATAGCAAATGATTTAGTTGATAATCAAGGTGGAAGGTATAGAATAGAAAGAGGACAATCGCAAAGTTTTCAATCAGAGCCAATTTATGGTTTCGAATTGACTCCACAAATGCTACAATTGTTTAAAATATATAAGTAATGGCAGTAGAAAAACCTATAGGAAACGAAGATGTAATCATGAATGCAGCAACGCCTGTAGACGTAGAGCTGTTGCCTGAAGACAATCCTAATGTGCAAATGATGGATGATGGATCTGCTGTTATAGGCGAAGATCCCGCTCAACCACAAATAGAGTTCGGCTCAAACCTTGCAGAGTTTATGACAGAAGATGACTTGATGAATGTATCAAGTGAGCTGTTAGGTAAATTTGAAGACGATAAAAGTTCAAGAAAAGATTGGGAAGAAACTTACACGAAAGGATTAGATTTATTAGGATTTAAGTATGACGAAAGATCTCAACCATTTCAAGGTGCAAGTGGTGTAACACACCCTGTTTTAGCAGAAGCTGTCACACAGTTTCAAGCGCAAGCGTATAGAGAATTGTTACCTGCAGGTGGACCTGTCAGAACGCAGATAATCGGTAAAGAAGATTTACCAAAACAACAACAGGCTGAAAGAGTGCAAGAATTTATGAATTATCAAATTATGCACGTCATGGAGGAGTATGATCCTGAGCTTGATCAAATGCTTTTTCATTTACCTTTAGCAGGGTCAGCATTTAAAAAAGTATACTTAGATAATAATTTAGGCAGACCAGTTTCTAAATTTGTACCTGCAGATGATCTTGTTGTTCCTTACACTGCAACAGATTTACAATCATCTGAAAGAGTTACACACATAATTAAAAGAAGTTTAAATGAAGTTAAAAAGATGACTGTATCTGGTTTTTACAGAGACATAGATCTACAGGTTTCGACAGAGGAAGATAGAGTTCTTGACAAAGAAAGAGATTTATCTGGTGTTTCAAAAACAGGATACGAAGATGATAATTACACATTACTTGAAATTCACACTGATTTAGATTTACCAGGATTTGAAAACGATTCAGGTATTAAGTTGCCCTACATAGTAACAATAGATGAAGGCAGTGGAAAAGTTTTATCTGTTTATAGAAACTATAGACAGAACGATCCACTCTTTAGAAAAGATCAGTATTTCGTACACTTTAAATTTTTACCAGGTTTAGGATTTTATGGTTTTGGTTTAGTGCACATGCTTGGTGGTTTATCTAGAACTGCTACAGCAGCTTTACGTCAACTTATTGATGCAGGCACTTTAGCCAACTTACCTGCTGGATTTAAAGCAAGAGGATTACGTATTCGTGACGATGACAATCCTTTACAACCAGGTGAGTTTAGAGATGTTGATGCACCGAGTGGTGATCTACGTGCAGGTCTATTGCCTTTACCTTACAAAGAGCCAAGTCAAACTTTATTCTCTTTATTAGGATTTGTCGTGCAAACAGCTACAAGATTTGCAACAGTAGCCGATCAAAAAATAGGTGAAAACTTAGGAGCTAATGCACCTGTAGGAACAACTATGGCTATGATGGAACGTGGCACAAAAGTCATGAGCGCGATACACAAAAGATTACATTATGCACAAAAAATAGAGTTTCAATTACTATCACAGATATTTGCAGAGTTTTTACCGAGCATGTATCCATATGAAGTTGAGGGTGGTCCACCACAGATTAAGCAACAGGATTTTGACGGCAGAGTAGACATACTACCAGTATCAGATCCAAATATTTTTTCTGTAGCGCAAAGAGTGGTTATGGCTCAAACACAATTACAATTAGCACAGAGCAATCCAAGATCACATAATTTGTACGAGGCGTATAGAAGAATGTACACAGCTTTAGGTGTTACAGATGTAAATGCTATTTTACCACCACCACAACAACCATCTCCAACTGATCCAGGTTTAGAAAATGCCATGTCATTAAAAGCAAAACCACTAAAAGCTTTTCCGCAACAAAATCATGATGCACACATAAACGCACATAGAGCATTTATGTCATCGGCATTAGTAAAATCAAACCCTGTGGTTATGTCAATTCTATCATCACATATCTTTGAACACACAGCATTACAAGCAAGAGAGGTTATAACACAAAAATATGCAGAACAAGTTCAACAATTACAGGCTCAAATACAACAAATGGGGGCACCTGAACAAGAACAAGAGATACAGGCACAGATACAACAACTACAAACGCAAATAGAATCAGAAATTGCTGAATTAATTAATCAAACTACCACGCAAATGATTACAGAGGAGCAAGAAGCATTGTCTGCTGACACAGATGATCCACTAATTAGACTAAAAGAACAAGAATTACAGCTACGTGCAATGGAAATGCAACGTAAAGATGAAGAATTAGACAAAAAATTAAACGTAGAACGTGAAAGAATACAATCTGGTAAGGAAATAGCGCAAGATCGTATCGATTCACAAGAGGATATTGCGCAACTTCGTGCAAATGTTAACCTTTCTAAGCAAAAACAGTGAAAAAAAGCGAAAGAAAAGTCGCAAAAGTGATGCGTGAGTTCAAAAAGCGCAAATTAAAGATAGGCAAAAGCAAAAAAAAGGTTAAATCTAGAAAACAAGCGATAGCAATCGCTCTAAACGAGGCAGGAATATCTAAAAATGGCAAACGCAGAAGAAAAACTAGCTGATTACTTTGATAAGCTAATGATGATATCAAAAAATACTGGCAATTCACCAGAAGATAGTTTACTTTTGGCAGGTGCAATGATGGCGGTAGCTAAAGTCATTTATTATGATCATCTTAAGCCTTCAGAAGCAAAAGATTTGTTAAATCATAATGGTTATGATATGCTTGAACTAATAAAACCGACGATACACTGATATGACTACTGATAGACCACCTAAACCATCCAAAGGAACAAGAAAACCTAGAATAAATTTAGATATGTTGCAAATGAGCGGCGTTATGATGCCTGATGGTAGATCTATAGCTGCAAAAAAAGCTTCTGGAGCAACAGGTAAAAGATTAACAGCAAAAGAAATGCAAGCTAAAATGATGGCTGGAAAAGGTAATCCAGCTGGTAAAGATTTAAGCCCTGCGGGTAAAATGCAACAGGCGATGGAAGAACTTAAACAGCTTTTACCACAGCCAGGTAAAGGAAGAACACCAAGAACAGTTCAACCTGCAAAAAGAGGTGGCCTAATGAAAGGCAAAAAGAAAAAAGCAAAGAAAACCAAAAGAGCTGGTAGATTAGCTAAACGTGGATACGGAGCAGCGAAGAAGTAATGAGTAACATGAAAAGATATTTGGAGGCACAGCAAGCTAGAGCTGATGCAGCAAAAGGATATGTTGATTTAAGAAAAAAAATGGCGAATGATAAAAAAAATATCGTAAGCACTATTAAAACAATTGATTTATCTGGTTTTACAAACTTAGGAAAAAAGAAAGTTAATCTAGAAGCTAAAGGCGGACTACAAGAGGCAACAGCTAAACTTAAGGCACAAGGTTTAAAAAAAGGTGGATCACCAAAGAAAAAGAAAAAGTTTCCTGATCTTAGTGGAGACGGAAAAGTGACAATGAAAGATATTCTTATGGCACGTGGTGTGATTAAAAAGAAAAAAACTAAAAAGAAGGGTAAAAAGAAATGAACTTTAAAAAAACAAAAGTAGAAGTGGTTAAAACAAAAAACCCTTTTCCTACGTTAAAA